TCCCCGTTGAAAATTTACGCAACGCCTACCGAAAAAAATTGAACGAAAAATCATAAAGCTTGTTATAATGGGGTTATACATGGAAAAAGTAATTATCGGAATTTTATCTTTTGTGTTGATTTGCTTTTTTACTTTTGTAATTACAAGGATAATTACGTTATCAGTGTTAATGACTAGAGATAAATATTATCAATCAAAAAAGAGGAATAGAATTAATGGCTATAGACCGAATGAAACAAGCTAGTTCTTTAATTAATCGAATGAAGCAATCCAAGCAATTAGTTGACGGTAAAAAATCAGCTATTTTTAATCCCGATATTGATATCCAAATTTACAAGCCTAGACGGGGAAAGCATATTTTTGATGTTGTTCCTTATTACGCTGGAAAATTTGATACACAAGTTAAGCCGGGTGTTGAAACGTATACCTATTATTATAAATCACATAGAATTGGGGTAAACAAAACGGAAGTAATTTGCCCTAGGCTTTATGGGAATCCATGCCCGCAATGCGAAGAATTGGATTCAATGAATTATGATGATAATCCTGATTATTTTAAAGATTATGGCGCAAAAAATAGAGGGCTTTACAATATCATCGTTCTAAATTCCAGGGAAGAAAAAGCCAAAGGTATTCAAGTTTTTGATCAGCCACACTTTTTCTTTGAAGAGAAGATCCTTTCACAAGCTTGTGAGCCGTCACTTGATGGGGGACCCGATAAATGGATTGATTTTGCCGATATCAAAAATGGAAAAACAATTCAGTTGGAAATTGCGGAGGGGGGGAAGTTTGATCAATGGCTTGGGCATAAATTCAGGGATAGGCAATATCCGTTAGATAAATCATTGCGGGATAAAGCTTTTAAGTTGGATGAGATTGTTATTTTTAAAACATACGACGAAATTAGGGAATTAATGGATTCTGGCGTTTCGGGGGGAAGTTATAACGGAAGTCAAGTGTCAAATCAAGCTAGCCAACCAAATCATAATAAATTAAATTTCTCTGAAATAATTTCGGCAATCAATGATCAGGTATCCGATAATGACGAATTAGAGGATTTGGTCAATTTTTATGATTTGGATGATATTGGATTCCCAGGAATTAATTTTAATAATGATTTTGAAGTTGAAAGAAAAAGATTAATTCAATTTCTAGAAAGTAAAGAATCAAAACCAGATCATTACAAAACGGAAGGGGGGACCCTTCACATTGATGCGGAAGCCTTGAAAACCAAATTGCGGGATGTTAAAGGGTTTTCAGATCTTCTTGATTTAATCGCTGATTGTGATTTTGAAAGTTATGGCTTTGAAGCAATTGACCCTGATAAACCGTTTTTGCAAGAAAAACAACGTCTTAGAAAGTGGATAAAAGATAATGTGGGAAGAAATAAAGAAAATCAGACAACAACTAGAAGTAATTCGGCTTCAGATAGAAGTGGAAACCAAACGGATGGAAATAATAATTCAATCAATCCAGCTAGAGCGTTATCAGAGATTAATCAATGTAAAAAAATAGAGGATTTAAAACTTTTAATTGCCGAAAACGGAATTGATTTTGATGTTGATTCTAGCGAAAAATTTATTAAAGAAAAAGTAAGACTTCGCAATTATTTAAAAGATCAAATCAAAAACGAACCTGAAAAAAATAAAACATTAACCGTTGAAGATATCAAGGCTATGGATTGGAATGATTTGACTGAATTAATTGATGATCGTTTTGAAGGGCTAATTGATTATGAAGATTATGACCCCGACGAAGATATTGATACCTTAAGAGAAGATATAATTGCTATTTATGATGACGTTCCGTTTTAACTAATTCCAGGGGGGCTAATAACCCCCCAAAAGGCATATTTATGGTTGATATTAGCTATGAATTTTTTATGGAATTGACCGAAGATCAAAAGGCCGATTTAAAGTCAATTATGGAAATTGCAAAACAGGATAATGGAAACGTTATCCTTTTTTTATCGGGAGAAGAATTGAAAGGGTATATCGTTCCCAAATATAAAATTGATTTGTTGAATAATATCCTAGACCAAAAAAATAAAAGCAAAAAACCAAAAATCAGGGTCCCAAAATTTAATGGAATAATGGCCAGGGAGAAATTGATTGAAGAAAATTAGAAAACCCAATAATACCGATTTTAAGTTAAATCAATTCTTAAATGAAGCAAAAATCCCTAGAAATAGGGAAGTAAATGTTGAGTTTATTGATACCGGATCAGCTATGTTGAATATGGCTTTTAGTGGGGATGTTAACGCCGGATTACCTAGGGCAAGGGTGATTAATTTTGTTGGTGACGGTTCTAGTGGGAAAACAATTGTTGCCCTAAGTTGTGCGTTTAATTTCTTAAAAACGATTGACATAATCCCGGGAAGCGGTTATGGACTTCCCTATTAAAAAAATGTTTGGTGAAAAATTTGAAAAACTAGTTGATTGGAAACGATCAAAATACATTGAATCCGCCGGAAAGGATTTTATTAAGCAAGCTTTTTCATTAAAAAAGGGTGAATCACTATTATACATAATTGATTCCTGGGATAGCTTTAGAAGTATTCATCAGACCACTATTGAAGACAATCAAGACGACGAAAACGCAAAGGCTTATGATTTTCCAAAACAAAAATATGCTTGGAAATTTTTTGCCGAAGTATGCGACGTGATAGAGGATAACAAAATTGATGCAACCTTGATTATAATCAGCCAAACAAAAAGCAAAATCGGTGTTAAATTCGGAAAGAAAAAATATCGAACGGGAGGGGATGCACTAAATTTTTATACCCACCTAGTCCCATGGTTACGGGTTGTCAAGAAGCATGAAAAAACCAAATTTGGGGAGAAAAGAGTTTATGCAATTGATTGTGAAGCTAGTGTTGAACGCACAAAAGTGGGGCTTCCATTCAGAAAAGCTAATTTTAGAATTCTTCTAGATTATGGAATTGATGATATAACATCCATGGGGCAATACCTAAGAAGCCACAAAATTAATGAGTTTAGGGGAATCCCATTAAAAGATTTACACCATTTCGCAGTTGAAATCGAAAAAAAGGATTATCATCAAAGATTGAGGGATAAGGTTTTTAAAGTTTGGAATAAAGTTGAAAACGGCTTTCAAGAAGAAATTAATCAAAGATCACCGAATAGGCTTTAGATGGAAACAATTTTACTAGTTGATAGCTCATCCCTAATTTATTCGGCTTTCTTCCGATATGGCATTTATAATTACAAACAACAACCCATTGCGGTTATCTTCGGGTTTATTCAAAGAGTAATAAAGCTAGCTGATAAGTACAACACAAATAATTTTATTTTCTGTTTTGATTCAAAACGAAATTTGAGAAAAAAGTTTTATCCTGAATATAAGCAACAACGAAATAATAAATCGGACGAAGATATTTTACTAGCCAAATTGAGAAAAAAACAGGAAACCAAACTTAAGTTTGAATTGATGAAAATCGGCTTCAAAAACGTTTTTTATAAACCAGGATATGAAGCCGACGATCTATTAGCATATTTGGCCGAAAAGCTTAAAAGCAAAAATGTAATCATGGTTACGAATGATAAGGATATGTTTCAATGTTTGGATTATTGTGATTTGTTGAATCCAAAAGACAAAAAGCATTATTCTAGAAGTAAATTTATAAAAGAATATAACTTATTTCCCGATCAATGGCCATTGGCCAAAGCAATCGGGGGTTGCGATTCAGATAATATTAAGGGTATCAAAGGTGTATCGGACCCCAAATCACCTACTTCTAAAGCGATAAAATATATTAACGGGGAGTTGAAAAAAGGAGTTGTTTATAATCGAATAATATCTGAAGAGGGACAAAATATTATTCAGAGAAATTTAAAATTAACTAAATGCCCTTACAAAAATAAAGACTTCAAATTGAATATTCTTCAAAACGATATAACCCGATTTTCGTTCATGAAATTTATAAATCGGTACCAGTTTTATAAATTATTGGATGATGGGAAGTGGAAGAAATTAATAAATGATTAAATCGCTAATTTTAAAAAATTACAAATCATACAGGGACCAAAGAATTGATTTTGATAATGGCATAACGGTTATTAGGGGAGAAGGCTTAAGCGGTAAATCCAACATTGTCAAAGCAATTAAATTAATCAAAAATTATCGATCTAGAAAGAATAATAAATTCCGTTTTGCGTTAAATCGTAGCCCCATGCAATTGGAATTAATCAACGACGATAATCAGATAATACTAACTGAAAATGATAGTGTTGTTTTTCAAATTAAAGACAAATTAACTAGAAAATTCAAACGAAAAAAAACACCAACTGAAGTCAAACAAGCCCTTGCATTATCTTCAGTCAATATTCAAAGTCAATTAGAGCAACCATTAATTGTAGAAAATAATTCTTCCCAATTATCGAAATTGATTAACCGAATAATCGGGGTTAACCGGATTGATTCATATATTAAAGATATCAATTCTCAAATCAAAATCAACAAAGCGATGATTGAAAAAGATACAATTCTTCTAGAGCAATTAGAAAAGAATCAAATAGCCTTTCAAAAATTACCTCAAATAAAGAAGAAAATTGATCGGGCTAACACCTACCGACGGAAGATAGAAAAAATCCAAAATCAAATAGCAGATATCGAATTAATAGTTGAGTCCATTAACCAAAATAATCAAAATATCTTAAATATGAAACGCCGGATGGAAGCCCAAATCAAAATTGATTTGGTAATGAATATCAAAACCCAAATTGAAGAGAAACAATCGGCTATTAGATCCCTAAGATTGATCATTGATAATAATCAGCGACATTCGAAAGCAATTATTGCATATCGAAAGCAATTCAGGATATGCAATAATCAGTATATCGAACAATTGGAAAATCAAAATAATTGCCCTTATTGCTTTCAAGAATTGAAGCCCCAAACAATTACTAATTTAAAAAAGAAATTGAAAAATGAAGTTTATCCTGTTAAGTGATTTTCATATTACCTCCAAACAGCCTAGAAGTAGAATCGGCAACATTATAAAAGATTTTAAAGCCAAATTGAGATTCATTTTTAGGACGGCTGAAGACAATAACGCGGACATATTACAAGCGGGGGATCTATTTAATTCCCCTAGGGATATATCCGCATTATATGAGTTTTTAAAAGTTAGATCTAAATTCCCCAAAGTAAAAACTTATTCAATTTTCGGCCAACATGATTCTTATTTCAGGAATCAAAGAGTATTAAATAATTTATCGATTCTTGAAAAAGCAAATCAAATTATTCTTCTGAAAAACAAGCCGATGCAAATTAATAATTTTAATCTATATGGATGCAATTGGGGGGATGATATCCCCAAGCCGGAAGAAAATAAATTTAATATCCTAGTTATTCACAAGCCGATCAATGACAAACCATTGTTCTCTGGACATGAATTTACTAGTGCTATTTCTTTCCTGAAAAATAATGAATTTAATTTGATTTTAACCGGCGATATTCACCAAAAATTCATCAAATTCAAATATGAAAGAATTATTGTTAATACGGGTCCCATTTTGAGAAGAGAATTTAACGAATATAATCTATCCCACAAGCCCCAAATGTTTTTATTCGATACCAGGGAACCCAATTGTATTGAAACAATATACATCCCTCATGTTGAAGCCCCTTTTGATAGTCGATTCAAGATTGATGATGATCTAGACTTGATTGACGAAGATATTTTCAAGATATTATCGGAAGAAAACACACTAACAATTTACAATGTGATGGAAGAATTAATTAATAGCCATAAAAACAAAAAGTCAATAATTTCAATAATTAATAAACTGGAAAGTAATTATGAATCTTGACGAATTAAAACAAAAAATGGACAATCTTAAAATCAAAATAGGAATTGAAGAATCAAATCGTAAAAATAATTTAGAGAAATTGAAAAAATATGGTATAAAATCGATTAATCACGCCGAAAACGCTATTGACGAATTTTATTCCCAAATTGAAAAACTTCAGATATTAGAAAAAAAAGTGTTGGACGATGCAAACAAAATGATGGATGATATTGAAAATGGACGTTGAACAACGATATTCAGTTCTGAAAAGTGAAAGCGAATTAATTGATTCTAGAATCAAAGAAAAGCAATCAAGCTTAAAAGAATTGAAAACAGAACGGCAAGCTTTAATTGATACAAAGCAGGTTTTAATTGATTCAATCAAGATTATCAATTCCCATTTTAAAAAGAAAATTGAAACAATAACTAGTCAAGTTGTCAAAAGGGTTTTTAAAAGAGATATAAAAATTGAAGTCAATTTTGAAACAAAACCTTATGGGGTTGAAGCCAATATCAAGGTAATTGAAAATAATATTGAATTGGACCCTATGGACGATATGGGCGGAAGTATTATCGAAGTTATATCCCTAATTATTAGACTAGTTTTAAGAGAAATTTCAAGTGAGCGATTAAGGAAAACAATTATTCTAGACGAGCCGTTTAATTGGGCAGGGGATTTAATTATTTTGATCGGTCAAATCATAAAAGAATTCTCCAAAGATATCCAATTTATCATTTTAACACATGACGATAGACTAGAAGATATTGCGGATAGAATTTATCGAATTGAACGACAGGATTTTATGTCAAGAATCATAAGGATTAAATAATGGAAATATATACAGATGATGAACTTAAGAAAAAAGTTGGAACCGAAGTGTTTAAGACAATGAATGATATGATTAACGCTCAAGATTATGAAAATAGCGTTGTTCTAATCATTGACAAGCCATTTTCAGGTAAAAATGAAGCAACGGTCGCGGCTATTCTTTTCTCGAAAATTTATGCTATTTCCAACGAATCCGGGAAGCCGGAAATTGATTTTAATAAATTAAATAATTATACCGAAGGACAAAAAACGAAAGAATTACTAGCCATTGTCAATACAATTTTTGGTTTTTTAAACGCTATGGACAATTTAAAAAATGGATTTCAAAAGACGTTGCAAGAAATCTGCAAAATTCTAGAAAAAATTGACCCCGAAATTGTTGGAAGATTGATGGAAGGCGAAGAAAGGATGAGCTAATGGCAAAAGGACAGGATTTTGAAAGGGAAATTTGTACTGAATTGTCGATTTGGTTTTCTAGGGGAATTCGGGATGATATCTTCTGGCGAACGGCAGGAAGTGGGGCTAGAGCAACTCAAAGAGCAAAAAAGGGGAAAACCACTTCTAACAGTTATGCCGATGTAACATCAACTCATCCCTATGGCAATGCCCTTTTAGAAAAATTTGTAATTTCCATAAAGCGGGGTTATACTGCCAAAAAAAACAAAAAATCATTATCCTGTTTATCAATTCTTGATATGATAGATAAGCCGGATAAATTCAAAACCAAACCATTACTAGTTAATTGGTGGGAAGAAATAAACCGTGATATCGAAAACAGCAAATCCCCTTATAAAGAGGGGTTGATTATTTGTCGGCGGGATAGAAGATTAAATCTTATTATTATGAGTAGAAAAACTTTTCTTGAAATAAGAAAACAAAAACCTTGTATTTATCCCCCATACAATAGCGGTTGTAATCTATTCGCATTCGGGATTGACGTTCAAATTATGCTGTTAAATCATTTTTTTTATTGGTGTGACCCCGAATTATTAGGGGCGAAGAAATTTATTCGAAAATTTGGGCAAAAACCTTTTGAAAGTTGGATCAAACCCGGACCTTATCCTAGTTTAACTAAAAGCTATTTTGATGAATTGAAGAAAGCGGTAAATATAATATGAAAAAAACAATCTTAATTGATTTTGACGGGGTTTTACATCAATATACTTCGGGATGGCAAGGGCTTAATAATGTTGCCGATCCCCCTGTAATCGGGGCTTTTGAAATGTTGAATAGATATCTAGATTACTTCGAAGTGTTTATTTATTCGACTAGGTGTGAAAGTGAAGAGGGGATTGACGCAATAAGAAAATGGTTTAGATTCCATAATTTTGAACGCTTGCATGAACTCCAATATACTCACTGGAAGCAACCGGCTTGGCTAATTATTGACGATAGGGCTTTCCATTTTAGAGGAATTTTCCCAACACCCGAAGAAATTGTAAACTTTAAACCATGGAATAAAGAATGAATTTACTAATTTTAATTAGGGGCTTACCTGGAAGTGGGAAAAGCACTTTAGCTAATAAACTAGTTGTATCTCAAAATCATTTGGAAGCCGATATTTTTCATCTAAAAAATGGGAAGTATGATTTTCAATATGAAAATTTATCGAATGCTCATGATTGGTGCCGATTAGAAACTGAAAGAAAAATGCGGAATGGATTCACGCCGATAGTTGTTTCTAACACTTTCACAACGAACGAAGAAATGAAAAATTACATCAATTTGGCTGACAAATATAAATATTCTTATCAAATTATTGCAATTGAAAATATTCCGTTTGAAAATAAACACGGGGTCCCTGAAAATATAATCGAAAAAATGAAAAAACGTTGGGAACAATTCAGAGAAGTCAAAAATGATTAATTTATTAAGTGTTGATTGGGATTACTTCTTTCCTGATTTTAATGAATTTAATTGGCTTGAATTAAATGATCCGTTTTTTATTTATGATGTAATTTGGCCTATTCGATACGCGTCAAAAGTAATTTCGAAAAACGTCATCGCAAGGGATTACTATAATCCGGTTTGGTTTTATGAATACTTTTGGGATTTTTTAATAAAAACTAGCCCCAAAATGGTTTTTATTTATGACGATCAAGAAAGCTTAATCAGGGTTTTAAGTTTGGCTAGTGATATTAATCTAGTTCATTTCGATCAGCATGATAACGGGCTTGATAGGCTAATTAAAAAGCATAATTTGACCTTATCAAATCAAAAAATTGTTACTCAAAAGTGGGATTCAAAAGATTTTCAAATCCGAGGGAAATTTTTAGCTGATTTTAAAAAAATATATCCTGATTTTGATATTGTTTTTGTTTGTCGTAACCCTAAATTTACTAGCTCATGGAATGACAAAAAATGGATAAGATTTATCAATATTTTAAAATCGAAAGTAAATGATAATTGCTATATTTATGAAGATAAAATTGCGATTCAAAAAAGAAATTTTGATCGGCATTTCGCTTATATTTGGTTGCATGAACAACAAGTATATTTAGAAAAGCAAAGAATCCGGGAAATGAATGGGTATATTGACTGCGGCCAAATTAAGAATAATAACGGAAGAATTATAAGGAATTATTATCTTGAGCGAAAAGATAGACCAACCAAATATTGATCCTAAACTGAGGAAAACGGCTAGGGATATAAAGAAGATTTTGAGACGAAATGATTATGCGGGATCATTCGTTATTGTTTCAAAAACCCATGCGGAATTTAGAATACATTTCCCTAGCTGGACTTCCATTCAGTTAGACGGCAACCAAATTAGAGTGAAAGCGAGGCAAGTAGATTTTAAATCTAAAACCGAGCAGATAAAAATGTTTGATGATATGGTTCACGTTCTAGAAAATATGCGAATGGTTGGGGGTATGATTTTTGAAAATATGAACAACATTATCAAAATGATTGAAAAAACAATAGAGATTACTTATTCTGATGATTTAGGTTTTGTCTCCGATGAAGAGGATTAAATTATGATGATGCCGTTTGGGAAGTATCAAGGGAAAGAAATTGAAAACATCCCTAGTCACTATTTAAAGTGGTTTTGTGAAAATATAAAACCTGGAACCCCGGTAATGGAAAATGTTATCAAGGCTTGTGATGATGAATATTAATTTCGAAAAAAATATAATTGTCATTTCGAGGAATTGAAGTAATGATTGATCCGATATCTTTTTTCAAAGAACTTCATTTGGATTATGAAAAATCAACACTAGAAGAATTGGTTGGCCAAATTACTTTCGTTTATAAATATTCATATCAATTAGCCAATGATTTTGATCTAGCTAAAAAAGAAGAAAATTTAAATCATAATGATTTTTTTCAATTATGGCATCCATTCGTTGATAATTTTGTCGTTTGGTCTAGTCAATTTAATCGGGAAGTAAAAAAACGGATTTATGAAAACAATATCGATGATATATTTTTATTCCAAAAGTATTGCTTTATATATCAGCATTGGTGGATTTTATTTCATTTAGTAACAAAACATTAAAAATTAATAGAACTGGAAAATAAATTGAAAAATAAAATTGAAAGCCTAGTTGAAGCAATCAACTCAAAAGAAATTATCAAAGGATTTTCAAAAAATGAATTAGATCAAATGTTTTCGTGGGATCAAAATGGACAAATCAATTAAAGTCAATAACATGTTGCTAGGGGAATATTTACGGGAAAAAGAAGATATTGATTTAGAGATTGACATAAAATCGAATAATGTTGAAAGTAGGAAAAACCATAATTTATACCAAAAACCTAGGTTAAAGCTAATTTCAAAAAAAGAGAAAAACGGGAAGGTCAGAAACTTGCAAAATGAAGTTAATTATTTAAACAGAGAACAATTGGTAATTGAAGCCCTAAGTAAACAGGATTTGAAAGGTGCAATTATTTATTGGATTATTGGCAGTTATAAAGAAGAAAAGATAATCACTAGGTTAATTGCAACCCAATTTGAAAGGATTATTAAAGAGAACAATATTAATTTGGCAAAATACAATTCGGTTTTTGCTGCCATGCGGAATATCATGGGGTCAATCAAAAAAACTGAATTCGGGGTAAAATATTTAACCCATATTCGTAATTTTCAAACGGGCAATTACTTTCTAATAACAGATGAAGGGTTAAATCTTAACCCGGAAATTGCTATTGAATTGGCTAGTAAATTTGCCTCTAAAAGCCAAATTAAAAAGTCGATTAAATCAAATAAACCCCTTGATTTAGTTAAACAGGAAAATAACCTAGTTAAGAAATCAAACAATGCCGTTAATTATTCCCCTGATTGCGAAAAGCAAAACGGTATCTTAGATAAATTGGGAATTGACCTGAATAAGCTTACTTCCAACGGACTAACCATAAATTTGTTCGGCCCCATCAACATTCACATCAAATAAACCTACCAGGGGGGGTAATATCCCCCCTCAATCTAATTCTAAAATATTTAGTTTTCTCTGAAAAAATTGACATATCCATAATTAAATGGTATCTCGAAATAAATAAATGTTTATTTCAAGGGGAAATTATGAGTATTTTGAAACATCCCGAAAGGTTAATAAGGCATTATAAATTTAGCCGAAGAAAAGATAAATTCGATCAGCTTGCAAGAAATATAATTTATAAAGCCCTTGAAAACCGCATGTCAATTTCCAAAGCAATTGGGCTTGCAAATATTTCTAGATCAACTTTTGAACGATGGATGAAAAAAGGTGAAAATCCGAAGTATACGGATTATCATATCTTTAGAAACAAGGTTGAAGAAATTAGGGCGGATAATGAAGCCGAATCATTAGAAATATTAAGAACGGTTCAATCCGGCGACTATAAAATAACGGAAACTAGAGTTGTTATTTCGGAAGAAAAAGGTAAAACCGTTACAACCATTGTTAAAAAAGCCGCCCCAAATTGGCAAGCTGCCGCATGGTATCTTGAAAGGTGTTGTACTGGTTATGAATTAAAGCCTTATCAAGAGAATAATAATCGATCCCCCGAAGAAATTGCCCTAGAAATAATGTCAACCATTGGAGAAATTGAAAACACGGTTCCCGATGAATAATTTACCCAAAAGATGGAAGCAATTAAAATTCCATCATAAACAAAATCAAGCGTTTAGATCCCCGATCAGGTTCAATATGTGCCATAGTGGTCGTCGATCAGGCAAAACGGAATTATTGGGAAAACGGAAAATAATTTTAAAAGCATTGAAGGGGAATCGGGAAGGTAACTGGCGTTGTTTTGTCGGCGCACCCGTTAGGCATCAGGCTAAAAAAATATATTGGGCGGATCTAAAAGCACTAGTCCCACAACAATTCCTAGCTAAAAAGCCAAACGAAAGTGATTTAATAATTACTCTTTTAAATGGTAGTGAAATTCATGTTGTGGGGCTTGACAGGCCCGAAAGAATTGAAGGGATACCTTGGGACCATGGACTTTTAGACGAATATGGAAACATGCGGGAATCCGCATGGGAAGAACATGTCAGACCGGCGTTATCCGATCGGAAAGGAAGTTGTGATTTTATTGGGGTCCCTGAAGGAAGAAATCATTTTTTTGAGTTGACAGAAAAAGCAAAAACCGACGATACTAATTCTTGGGCAGTTTGGCAGCCTAGTTGGGAAATTGTTGACGACGAAGAAATTAATTCGGCCAAACGGGATATGGATGCCCTAGTTTTTCAGCAAGAGTATGGCGGGGAATTTATCGCCTTTTCCGGCCTAGCATATTATAATTTCAGGGGTGACATTCATGTTGGGGATTACAAAGATTTATACGACGAATCAAAACCACTAGTACTTTGTTTTGACTTCAATGTTAGTCCAGGGGTTGCCGCAATTATTCAGGAACATGGAATCAATACTTTTGAAATAGGTCCAAACGAAACAATCAGCGTTGTTCTAGATGAAGTTTACATCCCTGAAAAATCCAATACAATTAGGGTATGCGAAAAGATTTTAGAGAAATTTAAAAAACATAAAAACCTAGTTATATGCTATGGTGATTCAACCGGCGGGGCTAAGGGAAGTGCAAAGGTTCGGGGAAGTGATTGGGAGTTGATCCGGTATAAATTGTTTAATGCTTTCGGGGATAGATTATATTTTAAAATACCGAAGCAAAACCCTAGGGAACGACAACGAGTTAATGCTGTTAATTCTAGGTTATTAAGCTTTAACGGAAACGTTAGACTTTTAATTGATAAACAATGTAAATATACAATCAAAGATTTTGAAGGTGTCAGGGTTATTGAAGGTTCAGCCGGAGAAATCGACAAAACCAGGGACCCGAAATTGACCCACTTATGTTTTGCCGGAAATACGGAAGTCGAATTGATTGATGGTTTTTGTAAAATTAAAAACGTACCTGATACCGGGCTAGTAAGAACTTGGGATGGA